CAAACAGGTACAGGAAGATACCAGAAAAGCAGTGGACAATGCCAACCTTCCTGCAGGTGGTATTTATTCGGATGGCGAGACAAAAGCATCGATTCTCCGGGATGTGGCTCCGAAGTGGAGCGGATCCCTTGGAGAGGTAAAGCTCGGATTCGATAAGACCAAGCCGGGAGCAGGAGGATTCCTGATCACAGGGACTCCGAAGATGGCCCCGGATGCTCCGCTGGCTGAGATGTACTCAGGCAGGAAGTATCAGAGGCAGATCCAGAAGAAGATTGAGCAGAGCCTGCAGAAGGAACTGGACAAGCTGGGAGGTGGAAAGTGATGGAAGATGTTCTTATCGGACTCCTTGAGAGCCTTGGGTATCCTGTCTACAGACAGGGAAGCATAACCGAGAATGAACCATATCCGGACAGCTTCTTCACCTTCTGGAACAATGATTCTCCGGATCATGCCCACTACGACAATGACAACTATGGGACAGAGTGGAATTTCAATGTGTATTTTTATTCAACGGATCCGGAGCTGACATACTCCAAGCTGTCCGATGCCAGGATCCTGTTAAAGCAGAATAACTGGATCGTACCTTCTCAGGGGTATGATGTCAGATCCGATGAACCCACTCACACAGGCAGAGGACTTACGGTCTTCTTCCTGGAAACGTAACTACATACAGAACATGAGCCTGAGAGCCAGTGATCACATATCACTGGCTCTTCTTTTATGAGGAGGTAAATCATGAGTAAGAAATATTTCGAGTATCGTGGTGTATCCAATGCTGTATATGCGGAGATCACCCAGGATGATGCTGAAGGCTTCACCACTGGAGCGGTGAAGGATTTCACAGGCGTGGCTGAGATCGGTAAGACCACTGACTCCAGCAATGAGACACATTATTATGACAATCTGCCTGCAATCGTCATTGATTCCGTAGGATCCGATGAGATCTCCATCAATGCTTCCGGTATTCCGTTTGATGTTCTGGCAGAGATCACCGGACAGTACTATGACGCTGCCAATGGCCTGCTGGTAGAGCAGGAAGGTACTCCGAAGTACTTTGCATTCGGTTACATCACTGACAAGACGGATGGCACAAAGGTCCTTGTGTGGAGACTTAAGGGCAAATTCTCCATCCCCGGTCAGACTTCCGCAACGAAGGACGATGGCACGGATGCGAACGGTCAGGAGCTTACCTACACAGGTATCTCCACCACCCATAAATTCACCGCTAATGGCAAGCCTGCCAGAGCTGTGAACATTGATACATCTGTAAATCAGTCCATGTCTGAAAGTGCATTCTTTGCCACTGTCCAGACTCCGGACTCCATCGCAGGAGCTGCCACCACCAACTACACTCTGACCTTCAGTGTAGGATCTGGAACTGCTATCGATCCCATGACCTACAGGGCCGGCACCGAGGCAGCGCTGCCTGTACCCGAATACACAGGGCATACCTTTGACGGATGGTATCTTAACAGCGAATATACCGGAAATCCGGTTACTAAGGTAACTATGACCGATGATGTTACCGTTTATGCTAAGTGGAGCGCTTAAGACACTGATCGATTGAGTGATGCACATAATACCCGGTACAAAATGTACCGGGTATTTCAGAAAAAGGAGATAGAGCTATGAGCCAGAACCTCGAAATTAAAGTTTACGACAAAACTGGAAAAGTGAAGAAGACCTGTGTAGCGGAGATGCTTGATCTGAAGTTTGGTACAGTCAGATCCATAATCCAGATCCTGAATGTGGAGAACATCGCTGATACTTCACAGCTTCTTGCAACGATTTATAAAGCCTGGGAGCAGGTGACTGATATTCTGTCCGAGTGTTTCCCCGGTATGGAAGATGAAGACTGGGAGTATGTGAAAGTTAAGGAACTCCTTCCGGTCCTGATCGGGATCATCAGATATTCCTTCAGTGAGATGCTCACTATTCCGAATAACTCAAAAAACGGATAAGCGGAGAGGATGACTCTCCGCTGCACGAAATCTTATTTAACATTGAATACAATTTGTGCAAGGAGTTTCCTGCACTCTCTCCCTGGGAGATCGATGAGAGAAGCTATCACAAGGTGATCAAGCTGTACTCGGATACCAGGGCGATCCAGATCAGAGATCAGAAGTTGAGAGATCCGGACCGAGTGATCCGGGTAAAAGCAGGAGATAACTGGTTTTGATGATAAAGGTGGTGAAATAAATGCCTGATACCAGCTCGACAACAACCTTTAGAGCCGATATATCGAGCCTGAGAGCGGAGATGCAGGCTGCATCTAGAGCGGTGCGAGTGGCAAATTCTGAATTTAAAGCTGCTACTGCCGGGATGGATGACTGGGGATCATCTGCAGACGGACTGGAGGCCAAGATAAAACAGCTCCAGTCTGTTTTGTCTGCCCAGAATAAACAGGTGGCACTGGCAGCTGATGAGCTGTCCAAGGTGGAAGCTGAGTATGGTCAGAATTCAGCCGAAGCAGACCGGGCAAGGGTTTCATATAATAATTTCCAGGCTGCAGCAGCCAAGACCGAGAAGGAACTGAGTCAGTATCAGAAAAAGCTTGACGATGTATCCGATGAGACAAAGCAGATGGATCAGGCAACTGACACAGCCGGGAAGGGCCTCAAGGGATTCGGTGATGTGGCTAAGATTGCCATGGGTAATCTGGCTGCAGAGGCCGTGCAGAAATTTGCCAGCATGGTCTCTGATGGAGCCAAGGCGCTTGTGGAAGCAGGCGTGGCAGCTGCGTCCTATGCGGATGAGATGCTTACTGCATCTCAGGTCACAGGAATGTCTACAGATACTCTGCAAGAGTACCGATATGCTGCAGAGCTGATCGATACGGACCTTGAGGATGTGGAGAAGGCTCTTGCCAAAAATGTAAAATCCATGGCATCCGCACAGAGCGGATCTAAGGCATATGCTCAGGCCTACAAAGAGCTCGGCATCGAGGTTGAAGACAGTAATGGTAATCTCAGAGATTCGGAGACGGTCTTCTGGGAGGCAATCGATGCCCTTGGAAACATGGAGAACAAGACCAAGGCAGATGCCATTGCCATGCAGCTGTTTGGCAGGTCCGCAAGAGAATTGAATCCTTTGATCAAGACCGGATCAGAGGGTTTCCGTGCGCTTGCGGAAGAAGCACATGAAGCAGGTGCTGTCTTATCCGAGAGCACTCTTAACAGTCTCGGAGAGGTGGATGATTCCATCCAGAGACTTAACTCTCAGACTGCTGCATTTAAGACAGTCCTCGGAGCTGGAATAGCACCTATCCTCGGAACACTGGCAGACGGTGCTACAGCAGCTCTGAAGGCATTCACGAATTTCTTCTCTGCTCCGGAAACATCTGATCTTGAGGATTATCTGGAAGATCTGGACGGAAGGATAGAGGATACAAAGTCCCAGATCGATAATCTGGGATCTGTCGAGCTGAAGGCTGATGCAGATGTATCCAGCATTGAGACCTACAGGGAAGTCCTGGAGAAGGCCACACAAGGAGAGGAACTCTCTGAATATGAAAAGTATCAGCTGAAGAGAGCAGTGGAAGAGCTCGGAGGAGTGATCCCCGGTCTTGCGGAAGCTTACGATACAGAAACATCTTCCATCAATCTGACTAAGGAAGCGCTTGATGAGCTTCTGGACTCTACCATCAAGCAGATCAAGATGGATGCCTACTCTGATGCCATTGAGCAGGCATACAAGGCAGCTGCAGACGCTGCAGTGGAAGCAACTGAAGCGCAGAGCGCTTATGAGGCTGCTACCAATGACCTCAGTGATGCATTGGACAAAGTGCCTCAGGAAGTCCTCGATACCTGGGATCTGGACAATATGGATCCTACAGTGATCTATGACACAGCTGCAGCTTACGGTGTAAATGCCAAGGAGCTGATGGATCTGATCTCCGCTCAGCAGCAGGCAAAGACTTCAATGGATGAGGCTAATGCTGCTCAGAAAGCAGCTGAGGACGCAGCTGATCAGAGAGTGGCTGCCATCGAGAAGCTCCAGAAGGAAGAGGAAGAGGCTGCAGATTCTGAAAAGAATTACGCCAAAGCGACCGGAGGATCTACTGAGGCCGAGCTTGAGCACGTAGAAGTTGAAGATATGTCCATCGGAGTGATGGGAAGCGCTGCGAAAGCTTCTGCGAAATCTGCGAAAGAGAAGAAGAAAAAAGCGAAAGCTTCAGAGGAAGCAGCTGAGGCTGAGAAGGAAGAGACGAAGCAGGCAGACCTGCTTACAGATGCCCTCGGCAATGTAGTCAAATTTGGACAGGATCATTCGGATGTAGTTACAGACTTCTTTGAGAAGGCCGGGGAAGCAGCCATGGATTCGATCAATGAGAAGATCGAGAGAGCCATGGAAATTGAGCGCTCTGCCCTGGCAACTACCAGACAGGCGTATCTGGACAACTACAACACTGTCAAACAGACCATATCCAATAAGATCTCTCTATGGGACAGCTTCTCAGGTGGTGAAGACATCACAGTGGAGAAGATGCTGGAGAATCTGCAGAATCAGACTGCAGGGATCGAGCAGTACAAGGATGAAATGGCAGCAGTCATTGCCGAGTACGGTGATGAACTCGGACCCGACCTGATCAACACCCTGCAGAGCATGGGGACCGATGCTGCAAATACGTGGCATCATATGTTTGTCACGATGAGTCAGGATAACGCTCCGGAACTCTTCACTCAGATGGGACAGGAGTGGGTCAAGGGCCTTGATCTGTCTGATCAGATTGCAAAGTACATGGCAGGCACTCTCACAGCCTACCAGGTGGCAACCGGGAAGATGGGATCCACCAAGGTGGAGTGGACAGGTCTGAGGGAGTCCATCAATGAGATGACTCCGGAGCTGGATGCTGCGATCACTGCAGCTGAGAATGCCGGGGTAGAGATCCCGGACGGACTGGCAGATGGCCTCAGATCCGGAGAGATCACTGCCACAGACGCTGTGCAGATGCTTGAAAAGTCACTGCAGGGAACCTTCCAGGGACTCTATGAAATTGCTGAGCAGAGCGGTGTGGACATTCCGGAAGGCCTGTCCAAGGGTATGGAAGGATCCGCTGAGGAGTATCAGGCTGCGATCAATACTCTTACTGAGTCCCTGTCTCAGGCAGGTAATGATGCAGGTACTGCTGCAGCGGAAGAGATCTCCACTGGGTTATCTGATAACACTGATTCAGTAGAAACTGCAGCTGAGGATACTGCATCATCTGCAGCAACTGCAGCAGACAATGCCTCCTCAGACTTTGAGAAGGCCGGGTCCTCAAGCGGTGCTCAGTACGTGAAGGGCATCCGATCCAAGACAGCGCAGGCCAAGAGCGCAGGGACAGCGCTTGCAAATAATGCCAAATCCGGAGCTTCCGGAGTAGATATGACTCAGAGCGGTGTTCATTTTGCTCAGGGTTATATCAATGGTATTAACTCCCTTGTGGGCGCTGTGGCAGCCAAGGCAAGAGAGATGGTCCGCAATGCCATCAACGCAGCCAAAGCGGAGCAGCAGGAAGGATCTCCTTCCAAGCTGACTTACCAGTCCGGTAAGTATTTCACTCAGGGTTATATCAATGGTATAGCCTCTGAGCAGAAGAGGCTTGTGAAGACCGTGCAGGGCCTTGTTGGTGCTGCCATTAAGGAGCTGAGCAAGGTCAGCGGTTATGACTTTGGATCAGCTGGAGAGAAGGCAATGAGTACCTTCTCCAGTACTCTGGATACACAGATCGATTATCTGGTAGGGAAATTCAGCTACCAGAATCAGCAGAAGCTGGATGAATTTGAGACCGAGATCACAAGGCTTGAGACCGAGAGAGACGGTATCACTGCGAGGCTGCAGGCAGCTTCGGATAAAAAGCAGAATGCCATCCAGAAGAAACTTGACAAGGCGAAAAAGAGCAAGACCAAGAAGAAATATAAAGCACAGCTGGCTGCAGAAAAGGCAGCTGTAAAGAGCCAGATTCAGGGAGTTGAAAATCAGTATGAGAATCTGATCAAGACTCAGGAGAAGTATGAATCTGCATACAATACGGCATCCTCAGAGATGCTCAATCAGCTCCAGGATGCGCTCTCCAATTACAGGAAGAGCGCAGAGGATCTTGTGGAGTCCGCTATCACATCGATCACTGATACCTACGATGAGCGCTACAGCGCACTGATCGACAAACAGGACAACCTGGTATCGAAACTCAGAGAAGCAGCTGACCTGTTTGAGGTAGGCTCCTCAGGGGTCATGATCATAGGAGATGTGACCGAGCAGACCAAACAGATCCGGGAGTATACCCAGAAGCTGCAGGACATCAAGAAGAAGGTATCTGCAGAACTCTTTGATCAGATCACCCAGTATGACATGAAGGAAGGTGCTGCCTTCACTGATTACCTGCTGAATATGACAGCTGAAGAGCTCGATGCCTACAATGCAGCCTATACGGATAAGCTTCTGGCTGCATCTGAAGCTGCCGAGAGTATCTATGGGCAGGACATCAAGGATGTGGCTGCAGATTACCAGAAGGAGATCCTTACCGCATTCGATGACCTTCCTGCTCAGCTGGAAGATCTCGGAATGCAGGCTCTGAAGGGATTTATTGACGGATTCAGTCTCAATACCGATTACATGACTACTGAGATCAAGACCTTCGTGAAGGGCATGATCGATCAGTTTAAGAGTCAACTGCAGATCCACAGTCCTTCCAGGGTGACCTTCAGCCTCGGTGAATATACCGGAGAAGGATTTGTGGATGGTGTGATGAGCCTGATGAGAAGGGCGAAAGCAGCAGCCAGTGAACTGGCCTCTGCTGTGAGCAGTCCTCTGGATGGTATCTCCGGAGAGATTGGATCCTTCCGGGCAGATGCTCCACTAAGTGCATATGGTCCCGGAGCAGGTGGAGTTGTGAATAACTACAACTTAGTACAGAATAACAATTCTCCGAAGAGCCTGAGCGCCCTGGAGACCTATCAGGCCCGGAGGAGACAGATAGCGCTTGTAAAAGCATTTGCATCGTGAGGAGGTGAGAGGGTATGTACACATTCACAGTTGAGAATCAGTATGGACAGGTCCTTGAGCTGACTCACAATGATGCTTATGCAGTGAAGTCCATACTCGGACTGGATCCTCCGGATGGCATCATCAATACTGTCCGGAACGCAGGACAGGACGGATCAGTCTTCAACTCTGGCTATATGGATGAGAGGGTGATCACCATCACGCTGGCGATCAATTACCCGGCAGAGATAAACCGGATCAATCTGTATAAGTACTTCAAGATCAAGTATCCGATAAAAATCCGCTACAAAAACGGATCCAGGAATGTGTGGATCATCGGGTATACACAGTCAGTACAGATTGCCTTTTTTGACAAGAAGGAAACTGCTCAGATCACTGTCCGCTGTCCGGATCCGTATTTTAACGATGAGAAGACAACGATGCAGGAGATGAGCAATGTTTTGGCTCTCTTCGAATTCCCATTCGATATCGAGGAGACGGACCCTGTGGAGATGTCCCGGATCGAGATTGGAAGGGAGCAGATCATCTCTAATCGCTCGGATGTACCGATTGGAATGAAGATCCGGATTTATGCAAGTGGAGCTGTGGTAAACCCACAGATTTACAACGTGCGTACAGGCGAATTCCTGAAGATCCTGGATACCATGATCACCGGGGATGTGATCGAGATCAGCACGATGAAGGGATCCAAATTAGCAATCAGATACAGAGAAGGTGTGAAGACTTCCATGATCGGATATTTTGCCGAGGGATCTGTATGGCTGCAGCTGCTTCCGGGTGAGAATGTGATGGCGATGTATGCGGATGTCGGTGCTGAGAATCTGTACATCGATATTACTTCCACTGATCAGTACGAAGGAGTGTGATGATCTCATGAATATCTACATCTTGAACGGCACGGATGAGATCACAGGGATCGTGGAGTCGTTCGAATCTGTGATCTGGAATATGCAATTTTATGGAAAGAACGATTTCCAGCTTGTGGTCCCTCTGTCCAATCATTCCGCAGGTCTCCTGACCAAGGGGAAATACCTGGTAAGAGACATAGACATGAGTCCGGGCGAATATCACAACGTGATGAGGATCGAGGACAGGAGCATCTCATTTGATGCCGATAAGGGATGGCTCCTGCAGGTCTCCGGAGGTGGTCTCAAGAAGATCACTGCACAGAGAGTGATCTGGGATCAGATCAATTTCATAGAGGAGTCTGTAGAGACTGCGATCCGGACCGTCATCACTGACAATATCATCTCACCGTCAAACGCTGACAGAGCGATCCCGGACTTCATCCTGGAGGAGGCTCAGGGATTCACAGATACCTTTGACGGTCAGTTTTTCGGGGAAAACATTGCGGACTGGCTTGAGTCCACCTGTCAGCTGTACGGATACGGATGGGACATTTACATCAAGAATCATAAGTATGTCTTCCAGCTGATCCGGAGCACGGATAGAGGATATGGTCAGTCTCAGGTCCCTCCGGTGATCTTCAGTCCTGAGTTTGACAATCTGGCAAGCGCCACTTATGAGGACAGGGGATCCGAGTACTTCAATGTGGGCCTGATCGGAGGTGAAGGTGAGGGGACGGATCAGATCACTACCAGCGTGGGATCCGGAACCGGACTTGATCGATATGAGACATATATTGATGGTGGATCTGTATCCAGTAATGGAGAGATCATAACCATGGAAACGTATATCTCCATGCTGCAGACTTATGGACTGGAACAGCTGACAGATACATCACTGTATCAGGAAATATCCGGAGAGATCATCCAGAATAGTGTGTATGAGTACGGTAAGGACTATTTCCTTGGCGATAAAGTCCAGGTAGATATTGGATATGCTTCCGGGAAGCTGCAGATCACTGAGATGATTTATTCAGAAGACGCAAACGGTTCAAAGCTTGTCCCGACATTCGGAGATCAGGAGGTGTAAAGAATGGTAACATATGGATTTTTCAACAGCGTGGACGGAGACCGGAGATATACAGCGGATCAGATGAGTAACTACTTCAAGGGACTGATCTCGGATGGTGTATATGAAGGTCTCGGAAGTGCAATGGTGGTCACTGCCGGGGATGGCATGACCGTCAATGTGGGAACCGGAAGAGCCATCATAGACTGCAAGTGGATCAATCTTGACGGTGTGGAGATCCTGGACATTTCCCCGGCATCACCTACACAGGCCAGATACACAGCGGTAGTGGTGAGGCTTGATCTGACAAACAGGACTATGAGCCTCATGACAAAAGACGGAGAGCCTGCTGCATCTCCTGAGTATCCTGAGATCACAAGCACGGACCTGATCAAGGAGCTGTGTCTTGCCATGGTGTATGTCCCGGC